TTAGAACCGCTCCTCGGGAAATTTAAACCGCGCGACCACACGTCGCCGCCAAGGCCCGCTCAAAGGGCTTTCAACAACAGCGTGGCCTGAATACGCGTGTATAAAACTTGCATTTTCATCGACACGTCCGGCAATGCCCAGATGCTTGGCAATCGCATCGTTCCGCATTCGAAAAAGCAATACATCACCAGGCGTTTCATCCGCCAAATCCTTTGAGATCAAATGCCTCTTTGCTGCCTGCCATAAGGCTTCGGTGCCGGAAGGTTCTGACCAATCCATGGAATACGCGGGGGGTAACTCTGGTTCGGACCCTATTACATCGCGCCAGATCCCCCGCAACAAACCAAGACAATCCGTTCCCGCACCCTTGCACGACGCTTGGTGCCGGTACGGAGTTCCAATCCAGCCACGCGCCGATGTGACAATTTCGGACGTTCCCTGGGCCATTACCGACGGCTCCCGCCAGACAGATCGCCGCTTCTTGAGGGTTCTGATATCGTCCAGTCATCACCGGGGAGATCTGGAAACCCCTGGAAATTCAAGAAATTGTCAAACTTATTCTCGCACGTTCGCACACGCTTGTCGCATCCGGGCTCTAACCTTAGCGAATCCCCAACCATGATCGGCGCACGCAACGGGTGCCACAGTTCAATTATGCGACCGTCACCATCGGAATGGTCACGTTTTATGACACCACTCAGGTCTTTGGCATCGCCGTTCAGGACCACCATTCGACCGTGTTGAAACCAAGTCGCTTCAAATCCATCCAGTGCTTTAAACCGGAACAATTGGCGTTTCTCGACGCTCTGCACCAAAACCGTCGCCACATATCCCGTTTGATCAAGGTTGAAACGACAACTTTGATCCCCGAGAACCGCTGAACATGGTTTTTGATAGATACGTCCCAAGGGACGGTTCAGGGCCTCGGTGAGGCCGCGCAGTTCCGCCTCGAACGCCCCACCTGCCCGGCGCAGCTCGCCAATCGAACCGCGAAACTGTAAGTGGCGCTGCGAGACATCTGCCCAATTCACCAACCAAGCCCGCACAACGGCGCTGTCATAGCGGCCCGCTTCAATGTCATCCTCACGAATAGCTGCGTCGCTGAGCGCACCGATTGCTTCGGTGTTGTCAACAGACAGCCCTGTACTTTGTTGCAATGCTAAAGCGCTCAGCCCAGTATCGGCTTTGAAGGCCACGCTATCAAATTCCAGGGGTCCATCATGATCCGTAAACCCCAAAACAACACCATCCCGGCGCGTGATGGACCAGCACCGGCACGTTGTCGTAATACCTGTATTAAGATGCCCCTTTAACGCTATATTGAACCCACTCATACGCGTATCTCCACAACTGGCACGCTGGGGGCGTCGCCCGCCTGAAAGCTGGCCACGCTGGTTTGAATCCGATCTGTGTCAAACCGGACGGGAACATCAAATTCGAATCCTGCTGTGATCTCGACGCCCTCATTGGGCGGATGCGAAAAGGTCACGATGCCTGTGGATGTGTCGACTTCGTAGTGAATGCCATCTTGTTGTTCATCGCCTGACAACCCGATTCTTACGGTGCCACGTACCGGTTTGGTAATTGGTCTTTCATAGCTGTGCTCACCTGATCGATAGGTTTTGATCAATGGAAAGGTGGCCGTTACGTCATCACCAATCGCGATCAGTTGGTCGCGATATTCCGGATCAACCAACGCGCCGCCGGATTTGTAATCTGACCAATCTTTCCATCTGAACCCATGGATTTGTCCGCGACGCGCCTCAAAAAACGCGACCAGCGTTTCGATGTCGTCCAGCCCGCGCATGGCGACACCTGCATCATACCGACGGCGCGAATGCGCCCACGGCGTGTTGCGTTCCTCGAACCCATTGGCCAATGTCACAACATCTGTGTGCCGCTGAGGGCCACCAACCGAGCCGAAACTCAAGCTGGCCGGAAACCGTACCTCGTGAAATCCCATGGCGTTTCCTTCCCTTAGCGATTGCGCTGACCACGACCGATTGCGCGGCCCAGCTGGGCCGCAACCTGGCCCTGACTGCGGCGAAACCCATCGACGTCTGGTGTTGTGATGTTCATGACAACGCTCACGTTGCCGCCGTTTGCGCCGCGCACGCCCAGTTTGCCGTCTGCGCCGCGTGCAAGTGGCATGATCGCTTCGGGGCCGGCTTCGCCCATAAGACCTGTGCCACCCCGCATCGGAAACGTTACAGGTCCGTTAACCACGCCGCCGGACGCAAATGGCTGCACGCGGCCTTGTGAAAAACTGGCGCCCTTCTCAAACGGAAACAGGCTTCCAATCAAGGATCCGACACCTTGTGACAAAAGACCGCCAACCTGATCCGTGACCGGTTTTACTGCGGCGTTAAACGCGGTGTTCACCATCGAATTGGCAAGGCTTCGCAACGAATTTGAAAGACTATCGCCATCCAGAACCGCGCCCTTGATCGCCTTGCGCAATCCGCGGCTAATGCCCCGGTCCAATGTGGCCACGTCTTGGCCTGTGCGCTCAAAATTACCGCGCACACGCGTCAGTTCTGTGTTGAACGCCGCCGCCATATCCGTGGCTGTTCCAAGCGAGCTGTCGAGTGCTTCGATCTGTTGATCGAAGTCATCCAAGTGTTCCGTTTCGTCCATCTACGTATCTCCATTCACGTCCGGATAGGTCTGCATCAAGACATCGAGCTGCGTGCGATCCAATGGGGCCGCACCGGTGGCATCGCCGAGCATCAGACACAACTCTGCCGGGGTCAGTGCCCAGAATTCGGCAGGCTTCAAACCCAACCCACGCATTCCTGCACCCATCAACGCGGGCCAATCGAAGCTTTTCATGACCCTTCCGGCAACATGAACGCGCGGGCCAACAATTCCGCGGCGGCCCGCGCGGCACTTAGGGGACCACCTTCAATTTCGGCAGTGACTAGATTGGGCGTATGCCCCTGCCATCCACCACCCCTGAGACCCGCAACGATCAACGCCAAGACGTCCCGTGTGGAAAACTCTCCACCTTCAAAGCGCGCAACCAAATCGACAAGCGATCCAGACCCTAGACCGGTTTCCAATTCGGCAAGCGCACCCAAAGTCAACTTCAGGACGTGGCGTTCGCCATCGATCACCAACGCCACTTCACCTGTCCAAGGGTTTGCCATTTACTAAATCGCCGTAAAGATCAGCTGCCCGGCGGACGACATTGCCAACTCGTAAGTGGCCTCGCCGTCATGGGTGCCCGCGTATTCAATCGCAGTGACCTGAAAGGCGCCCTCGACCGTGCCAAAATCAGGGATCACCACCTGAAAGTCCGGGGTTTCACCGTCAAAGAAAATTTGGCGAGTCCGTTCGTCTGACGCCTCGTCGCGGAAAATGCCCGATCCACTGATCGATGCGGATTTAACTCCGGCACCCGATAGTAATTCGCGCCATCCACCCTGACTTTCCAGACTGGTCACATCTACGCTTTCGGCGTTGAAACTTACCCGGGTTGCTCGCAATCCCGCGACGGATTGGAAATTGCCATCTCCTGTTAAATCGACCTTGATCAAAAGATCCTTGCCACTCTGAACTGCCATGATTGTTCTCCAAACGGTTGAAAATTAGGCGCTGTCATCCACGCGCGCACGAAAAGTCAGGTCGATACGACGGGTTTGGCCGTTGCCCACACGCCGCGCGCGGGCGCGGTAGAAATAAAGCCCCGCTAACGTGCCCCTCACCAAAGTGAGATCGGCATCCACCAGCGCATCGTTGACCGCTCCGGCCACATCTTTGGCTGCTTGAAATCCCGCGCTTTGTGTCACGACCGAAATGACAAACCGGTACCACGTACCACCGTGCGATCCATCAGATCGATCGCTGGCGTCCTCGGCCCCGAGGGTCACGTATGTAGCGGGCAGCGTTCCGGAGGGGACCGCATCAAAAATATTTGACCCCACGAGGGCGTCCAATGCCGCGTCTTCAGTTAACCGCTGGAAGATGGCCACCTGTAACGCTGAAGACGTCGCATAACTCATACAGCGACCTCCTCTTGTGCAAAGCAGGTTAGAAATCGCGCATGCGGATCTCTTTCAGCCACAGCCTCAATCCGAAAAATGCGTGTGCCTTCCCTGAACCGGTGTTCAGGCGCAGGGCGGGAAGGCGATCCATAAGGGGCCGCCCGAACCGTGATCCGATATGCTGTATTTGATACCTGCGCTGTGCCGTCTGAACGTTCGCGCCCGGTGCGGGCCGTGACGTCAGCCCACAACGTGCCCAGCTCAACCCATGTCTCGCTGAATCCGCCGGCTCCATCCGCAGTACGTTGCGGTGTTTCGAGGGTCAGACGTCGACTTAAGGTAACCCGTTTTGTCATGACGCACCTCCGCCCAACAGGCGCACGGTCCGGTAACGTTCAATCAACGTGGTTACGCCAAATGGCATGCATCCTTTGCCAAGCGTTGTTTCGTGGCGGTATTCGTAGTAGTGCGCTGCCAGCAACAAAACGGCTTGGCCAAGATCCGCAGGCAGATCGCCCCACGCAGGTCCATAACCCGCCACAAACCCTATTTCGACCTGTCCGCCCGTCGGAACGTCCGGCAGGTATGCTCCAACAGGCTTAATTTTGGGACGGTGCGCATCGGGTTCCAACCTGTAAGCTTTCGGCTCAATCACTTCAGATGCGCCCGAAGCGGTCACAAACGAGACGCTTGTCAGGCTTGAAATCGGGGCCACCGGCAATGCCTGAGCCTGTGCATCGCGCCATGTGTTCAGCATCCAGGAAAATTGTCTTTCAACCAGGATTTTCCCGGTGCGTGCCTCAATGGCGGCCATAGCTGCCCGCAGGAAACTTTCCAAAACCGGATCCTGAACATTGTCGTCCGAAAACCCAGTTCCTAACTTCAGTTGTGCCTTTAGCTCGGTCACCGGCAAGGCAGACAACAGCACCGCGGTTTCTTCGATTAACATCATGGATATACTCCGAAAATCCCGGATCCCTCCGGTGGTTCAGGCGCGCGTCGACAGCGTTGCTCGGACGGAGGGGAGCAGCTGGACAACGCTAGAAAGAATGGCAACGCGCGCCCGGACAGGGGCGTTACACCCCTGCCCCATTCACGCGCGGTTAAGCGGCTGCGAATTTCAGCAATTTAATCGCGGCGAAGTCGCTCACGTCCCCACCAACGCGCTTGGTTGCATAGAACAACACATGCGGTTTGGCGCTGAACGGGTCGCGCAACACACGTAGGTCAGGACGTTCCGCCACGGTGTAACCTGCGTTGAAATCCCCAAAGGCAATCGCTGGTGCCCATGTGGCAATATCGGGCATGTCCTCGGCGATCAGAACCCGATAGCCCATCAACCGTGCAGGTTCACCCGCGGCCAACCCATCCGCCCACAGGAAGCGGCCATCGCCGTCCTTAAGCTTTCGTACCGCGCCGGCGGTTTTAGAATTCATCACGAAGTTCGCATTGGCGCGGTATTCAGCACCCAAAGCGTAAACCAGATCAACGATGGCGTCCGCTGGATCAGATGGGTCGAAATCACCGTCAGCACCCGTCGTGACATGGCCCAACTCACCCCAGGTTTCTGATCCAACTGCCGCGGAATTGTAGGTCAGGAAACCTTTGGGTTTGTCGACACCGTCGCCGCTCACAAATGCCGATGCTTCTGCACGGGCAAACTTGTCCGCAATCCGCCCGGCCAGCCAGCTTTCGATGTCAAAGGCGCTGTCATCCAACAAACGTTGCGATGCCTTGGGCAACGCGGAAAGCTCGTGCAGCGGGATAGTGATCCGATCAATCGAAGACGTCCCGGTTTCGGTCGTCGCCGCCGCCTCGGTCGCCCAACCGTGGCCCACATCCGTGTGGTCAATCAATACATCGTAACTTGTCGCCTCGACCCCGACGACATTGGCAACGGCACGGATGGATGCGGTTGAACTTAGCGTCGATTTGATCGTTTCAGCAGTCTGCGGATCAACCAGATATCCGCCATCCGCCGCGACGGATGTGGACAATGCCTTGCCTTCCAGTTCGATGCCACGCAGCGCATCATCATCACCCGAACGCAAATAGGCGTTAAAGGCCTTTTGGTGCGGCGCTTCGGTTTCGGCACTTGTCGCCAACGCCGGACGCGCCGGCGCAAAAGATTTGCGTTCAAACATATTGAGTTTCTCTTCTTGCTGTTGAAGTCGGTTTAGGATCTCAGACTGAAAGCCCTTGAAGTCGTTCATGAAACCCGCCACGGCGGACTTTACCTCGGCGGCCGGAGACACATCTTCTCCGGTCCGAGAAATTCCCTCGGTTTTGCTCATCACTTGGTCCTGTTTGGTTGAGGTTTTGCCAGACGCTACATGCGCGCCAACTCCTGACGCGCGGCCTCAAAGGTCGCCGCCAATTCGCGCAAATCATTTCCGTTCAGGCTTTCGCCTTTCGTTCCGACCCGCGCACTGGGCAACATTGGAAATGTCACTAATGACACTTCCCATAGCTCCAGTTCGGTCAAGAGCCTGCGGCCCTTGTCGTTCTTTGTGGCCTGCACGGTACGGAATCCGATCGACAGACCGTCGATGGCCCCCGCTGCGATCAATGCCGCCGCTTCGCGCCCACGGCCGATACTGTCCAAAAGCTTGCCTTTGACAAAAAGACCGCGTTCATCTTCGCGCACGATGTCCCAGACACCGATTGGTTGTGTCGGATCATGTTGCCACAACATTTTCACCTGCCGACCGTCACGGGCCATGTGCGCAAGTGATTTTCTGTAGGCACCTTTGACCACAATATCGCCGCCCTGATCGCAATCGCCAAAGAAACTTGCGTAGCCTTCAATGCTATTTTCATCCGTTACGGCAAGGTCATCATCAAAACGGCAGAACTTACGTTCCAATCCGGTGTCGTGTCCCATGATACCAAATCCTTCTTTCACATCAGTCATGGCATTGCTGCCAACAAGGGTTGAAACGCCTGCGCCAAGATCGCTGCGACAACTCCGTAAACCGCTAACCACAAGCGTTTTTCCAAACGTTCCATTGCATCTTCAATCTTTTCCAAGCGTCGATCGAGTGCCTCAAACTGCAACCGGGCGACCCGCTCGTTTGCCTCAAGCCGCAATGCAGGGGCGCAATCGAAAGCTTCGAACCCGTACCGTCCCGATGCATTTTCATCAGCCATCGGTATCCTCCGCGCCCGGCAAAGTTGGCAAACCAAGCAGGTTCCGCTTTTCGGCCAGTGTCAGAAAATCGGCCTGCGCGATCCGGCCCCATTGCGCGTCTCGTTCTGCGGACAATGCCGGAACCTGATCCAAATCCGGCTTCAGCTCCAGATCGTCAGTTCCAAATCCGCCAAGCCAAGAACCTACGCTCGCCACAACGCGGGTGGCCAAGGGCAACACCGTCAGCCGAAAAAACGCGCGGTTGGCCTCCTGATAGTTGGCATAGGTCGCATCACCTGGAATGCCCAACAACATGGGTGGCACGCCAAATGCCAGGGCGATTTCACGCGCCGCACTTTCCTTGGTTTTTTGGAATTCCATGTCCGACGGTGAGAACCCCATCGGCTTCCAATCCAGACCACCCTCTAACAACATCGGTCGTCCGGCATTGCGCGCGCCCTGATGGTGGCTTTCCATTTCATCCACCAACCGGTCATATTGATCCGAGCTTAGTGTTCCTTGCCCTTCGGCCCCGCGATAAACGATTGCGCCGGATGGACGCGCTGCATTGTCCAACAAGGCTTTGGACCATCTGGACGCACTGTTGTGCACATCGACCGCCTGTGCCGCGGCTTGCATCGGTGACAACCCGTAATGGTCGTCCTGCGGATGGAAGCTTTTTAAGTGATGCACCTCCGGATGGCTCTGACTGACATCAAACCGGTGTTTGCGGCCACCAACGGCATATTCATATGCGACCGGCCAACCGTCCGCGCCCGGCACCACATTCATCCGGTCGGACCGCAGCACATGTAGCTCGATCGGTACACCTGCATCCTTGCCGACAGCTTCGACGTAACCGTTTCCGGTCAACAACATCTGACCATACAGGGCTTCAAGAAACTCTGCCCGGCCTTGCGATGGGTTCGGGTTTGTAGTCAATGACAACAACGGATGCACCGTGAAACGTTTGTCCACGTCCTGCAAAACCAGCGGCAAGGATGCAGCCGCCTCGGCGATCATTTTCACGCAACGAAAACCCACCGGGTTTCCGGAAAAGCCCGTGCGCGTCAGCGTTGCTGTGTCTCTGGGGCTCCACGCCACGCGACCCGCACCATGCCATGCCATAACCGGTCCTGTCGCGCTGGCCTTTTGCTCGGGGACATCCACCCGCGCCGCGTTTTGCCGAAAAAAGTCCATTATCATCAGGAGTCGCTCCTAGCTGAAATTCCTGGGTCAATTGCCTGTCTGGCCATTTGTCCCGCTTGATGAACAACAAACTCCAAAAGTTTTAAGAAAATTAGATCAGACCGCGCGCACCTGTGGACGTCGCCATTGTGCCGATGGTTCCACCATCAATTCGTGGATCGCCCAGACCAAAGCATCGACCCGATCCGGACTGCCTTTGCCCTCGTACCCTCGCAATGTCATGGCGCACATCTGATCTTCCAACGTGCTCAGGCCCGGTAAATGGTGGACCCGACCTTGTTCATACAGCGCCGCTACAGGTTCGGCCCTGGCTGCCTTGCCGCGGCTGGCGTGTACGGTCTTGATAGGAATCAACGGATCAACCTGCCGAATGACGGACGACACCATTTCTCCCCCCTGATTGACCTCGGCGACCAATCGTTCCGCGCCCCACAATTCCATCGCCTGAATGGCCGCATTGGCCCAGGCCGCTGGGCTGGCCGCGCCAATCGATGCATCGGCCAACACGTAGGCGCGCCAATCCTGCACGGGGCCCTGCGTTACGACGCCAACAACGACGATGCCACATTCATCCGAACTTTCTTTGCCTGTGACCGGTGGATCAACAGCGACGACGACGCGGTCAAATTCCGGGGTTTTGTCGACCCTGCATCTGTCCAATGCACCGGGTGTCCACATCGCGCCAGCCACATCCTCCAACAACTCGCCATCCAATTCCTGCCGCCCAAGGCGTGTTCCGGCATACCGCGTTCGAACTTCTTCAAGGAAACTTTCAGCCAAGTACGCGCGGTTCGCTTCTGTCGGTGCGTGCGTCACCACGGTTGTTTTGGCCTTTATGACATCTTTCAACACACCAACATTTCGCGGTGTTGTGGTAATGCAAACCTGCGGCGCATCGCCCAATCGCAATGCAAACTGCAACATGTCCCATGTGTCCCGGGCTTTTTTCCACTTGGCCAGTTCATCCACCCAAGCCCCATCAAATTGTGGCCCGCGCAAACCTTCGGGTTCGTGAGCGGAAAAAATTTGCGCCTCTGCCCCGTTGGGCCACAGCAATCGTTTGCGGCTTGGTTGCCATTCCGGCCGGCGATCTGGCGGGGAACAGGCCAAAATCCCGCTTTCGCCAAACACCATGATGTCGCGTACCTGATCTATGGTTTCGCCAATCAGCGCGATGCGTCTGCATCTTCCTTCATCCATCGGACACGCGCCTTCGATCTGGGATCGGACCCATTCGGCCCCGGCGCGGGTTTTCCCCGCGCCTCGACCACCCATCACGACCCATGCGAGCCAATCTCCTTCTGGCGGCAATTGATGTTCCATCGCCCAAAACTCAAACATGTAGGGCAACGCCAACAGCTCGCCGTCATTCAGGCTGTCCAGGAAAGCGGCCTGCACATCGAGATCTTCTGAGACGATCCAATCGGCACCCGATCGTATCCCGGGCCGCGCCCATGTCGAGGGCGTATCCATTAACGATGCCCTTATCTCGTTTGTTGCGTTGCTCAAGTTTCATCTCCATTTCAATGGCCAAACGAATCCAGTTCCGGATGTCAGACATCATCCGGGTTGATTCTTTCAGCGCTTCCAGGTCATCGGCCCGCAGCCTGCCTTGCAACGCCTCCAGATCGGTTTTGAGGCCAATCAATTGACGTTCCAGGGATGTGACAGTCGTGCCCAGGCCAGTGGGCCCCTCATCAGGGGTAATCAAAGTCATGCGTGCTCTTGCCTCATGCGATTGCGATGCTTTGCCCCTCCGCACGAGCGAAACAATAAACGGCCAACGGGAACCCCCGTGGCCGTCTATTCATTTCTACCAGCATGACACAACTTATACGGGTATACGTTCGCTATGTCAATTCAAACCGAAAATCGCGACCCGTTAAACCGTTCTAATATATAGTTTTTCGTTAAGACTTGGACTCAGAGACCCACGCCTTCAGGGCTTCAACTCGGCCTTCGACTTTAACCGCCAAACCGTCTGAAAAATCCATAAAGGCAGATTGGTTCATACCGTTCAAGCCGACAATTCCAGGGATTTCACGTGCCAGCGCCTGAGCAATCACATCCCGGAATCCCCGCCCGGCGGCTTCGTGTTTTCCGAATTTGTTGATAATCAGTACATCGACATCGCCATTAAGCGAATCCGCCACAGCCGCAACTGCCGTTTCCAAGGCTTCGGGGTTCAACCGGCACCCCTTGGAATCTTTGCCAAGTGATTGAGAAATACG